GAGAAAGCAAAATGAAAATCGGAACTAAATTTCAAGTAGGCTACAACGCCAAAAAATACAACGGAGAATTTATCTCTAGAAGAGCAGAATGGACTGAGGACTGTAAAGTCGTAATGAGAGAAGATATTTCATATATGGTTTATTATGATTTGGATAGAGAGGGTTATAGAACTGCTTCTGGTTCATGGGTGATCTCTAAATTAAAAGAAATAAAAAATGTCAAGTAGTACATTTTTATTGATTGCAAGTGTGGGAGTTCCCACACTTGTATTTTTAGGGTTCATGTTAATTCAATATGCAGATAGAAAACAAGATATTGAAAATTTTAGGCAGGAACATTTAACAAAATCATTTAATAAAAATAAAAATAAGGGTTGACATTAGTTTTATATATGATAGGATAGTCCTATATTAACCAACGGAGAAAAAAAAATGTTAAAAACAAAAGATCAAAAAAACACTCAGTACCACGCTACAAGATTGAATTTAATTCAATCACTTGAAAGTCATGTCAAATCAATAAAAGAATCTAACGTGTATGATAACGTGACGAATAAAATTGATTCATGGTCATTAAGAAATGAAGACATGGATTTAGAAAAAGTTGAATCTTTAATATTTAGACTTTTCCGTAATGGAGATAAAAAATCTCCTGCAGAATACGGAGAGTATTAAAACCGAGTTCTCCGAAAAAGCCCCCAAATTATAGGGGGCTTTTTTTATATCTAATTTTAGGTGCGACAATAATGTTCTTGACTTTTATAGGAAAATCCTATACTCTAGGGGAGGAGCGGGCGGGGAATAAAACAAAGTTAAAATAAATAAATAAATTTAGCTATTGACTTTTATTATCAATATGATAGGATAGTCCTATATTAACTTAACAAGGAGAAAAAACATGAAAACAAAATACACTTCAAAAATGGATCTAACTAAAGAGATCAAGGAAGAGTATCAACCTGGTGGATCTCAACGACAGTACATTTTAGATAAAGCTGTTGAGTACATTAGAGACGTGCCAGGCTTACAACAAGCTAAACATTATTTCTGTACAGAAAAATTAATGATGACTGAAACAGAATATCTGGAGGCTTTAAATACAGCAACTAACGGCGGATTGTATAAAGATCTCTGGAACTAGGCTGCGACAATATGGACAATGGCGGGACTCCCGCCATTGTGTTAAGATAATTTATATTAACCAACGGAGAAAAAACATGAACCAACCACAAACAAAAATAGCCGACACAATGATGCAAAGTGGTTACACGTTCCAACAGGAACTATTACTGCAAGCATTAGAGAGCGAAGTTAAGACAGGGATGCTAATGACTAATCCTAGAGTGACAGGCTTTACATCATTTGCAAAAGCTGTGCTTAATTTTATAGACGATAAGAAAGCGCCTAAAACTAAAAAGAACTTATACAAGTATTTGGTTGCTAATGGATACTATAGAGATATCCACTCATTTACTTGGAGTGACAGATAACCTGCGACAATATGGACAATGGCGGGACTCCCGCCATTGTGCTAAGATATCTTAATTAACAAAAAGGAGAAATATGAAAATACAAGATATAATAGAACCAGCGAGACACCTGCCATTTAAAATCATGATGACAGATCCAGCGTCTAAGCATGCTGAAGAGGATGTTTGCAATCCATATAGTGGAGAGATGTGCAGACTGCCCCGTTATGCAGCTGTAGTTTATCAAGATATTAAAATTGCAGAGATCCAGGAAGATTGGACCAAAATGCAAAAAGGAATCACGTGGTTTCAAAAGAATTTCACCGACCAATATATGGTGTTACTGGACTAGTTCTCCTAGTTAGTTAGGTCATGACCCTAAGTACTTTTATGTCAAAGGGGTCATGATCCCTGATCCATTGCACCATCTGATCACTGGTACTGGAGTTAAGTCAATGGATCTGGGATCATGCCGATTCCAGAACCAATAGGTAAACGAAGATTGACTAGCTAGTCTCTGACCTATTGGTTCTGGAATCGGGTGTCAATGTGACAAGATGTCGCACTTGCGATATTCATAGTGTGTCAATGCGACAAGATGTCGCACCCACTATATCTTGTGTCAATGTGACAAGATGTCGCACTTGCGATATTTATACCATGCGACAAAATGTCGCACCGCATTTTTTTTTTTACTGCGACAAGATGTCGCAGCGTTGTGCACATATAGATCGAGCACAGCCTTCGGCTGCGCTCGGGTAGTGATAGAGGTACCAGGCCTATCTGGTTTTTTGACTTTTTGTATATAATAGATTATGCTTAGGGATAGATAGGGATGTTATATATTAGTGTATATATAAGCTTTTATAGATTTATAACTGAGAATTACTTTCCCTTTTTTAAAACACATAGCTAAAAAATATTATAAAATTTTTTTTAGGATGCATTTATGGATATAGATAAATTAAAAAAGTTTGAGAAGTTACCACCTGACGTTAAACGACAATTAGCTTTGTATATGTCTAAGTGGAAAGATAAGAAAAAAGAATCTCATATTAGAAAAGATTTCATGGCATTCGTTAAACACGTTTGGCCAGAATTTATTGAAGGCTCTCACCACCAACAAGTTGCTAAAAAATTTAATGATATCGCTAATGGTAAAACAAAACGTGTTATTATTAATATGGCACCTAGACATACTAAGTCTGAATTTGCCTCTTACTTACTTCCAGCATGGATGGTAGGTCGTAATCCTAAATTAAAAATTATTCAATCTACTAATACAACTGAATTATCTGTAAGGTTTGGACGTAAAGCTAAAGCTCTGATGGACACTCCAGAATATAAAGAAGTATTTGAAACTAGATTAAAAGAAGATTCACAAGCCGCTGGTAAATGGGAAACGCAACAAGGTGGAGAATATTATGCTGCCGGTGTTGGTTCAGCTATTACAGGACGGGGTGCAGATCTATTAATTATTGATGATCCTCATACTGAGCAAGATGCATTGAATGCACAAGCTTTGGATAGAACTTATGAATGGTACACTTCAGGTCCACGTCAACGTCTTCAACCTGGTGGAACAATTGTAATTGTAATGACTAGATGGAACATGAAAGATTTAGCTGGAAGATTAATATCAGCTCAAAAAGAACCTAAAGCTGATCAATGGGAAGTAATAGAATTTCCTGCAATCTTACCTAGTGGAGAACCTTTGTGGCCCGAGTATTGGAACATTGGTGATTTAGAATCAGTACGTGCTTCTATTCCACTTTCAAAATGGAATGCACAATATATGCAAAATCCTACAGGTGATGAAGGTGCATTAATAAAAAGAGAATGGTGGAAAAACTGGGAAGAAGATGAACTTCCAAAAATAGATCACATCATACAATCTTACGATACAGCATTTATGAAAAAACAAAGCGCCGATTATTCTGCTATAACCACCTGGGGCGTGTTTCATCCTTCAGAGGACAGTGGTCCATGCCTCATGCTCCTGGATTCACTGAAGGGACGATACGAATTTCCAGAACTACGACGTGTAGCTAAAGAGCAATATGATTATTGGCAACCCGAAACTGTTATTGTAGAATCAAAAGCATCTGGACTACCTCTTACTTATGAACTTAGAGCTATGGGTATTCCTGTAGTAAATTTCACACCGAGTAGAGGTAATGATAAACATACTAGAGTTAACTCAGTATCACCTCTATTTGAATCTGGTAGAATATGGGCACCTAAAGAAATGGAATTTGCTCAAGAAGTTATTGAAGAATGCGCCGCTTTTCCTTATGGCGACCATGATGACTTAGTGGATTCTACTACGCAAGCAGTGATGAGATTTAGACAAGGAGGCTTAGTAGGCCATCCAGATGATTATGAAGATGAGCCTTTACAACACTCAGAAAAAGTATATTATTAATAAATGGCAAAATACGAAGACACATCTGAGATACAAGAAATTCCTATGGATCTTGGGCCAATGGATGATGGCGAAGAAAATGTACAAGATATAATGAGAGACCAAGGTATCGATGGACCTCAATCCATGAACCAAGGTTCAGGAATCATGAACACTGGTGAAGCAGATATGGTTAAATCAGAAATGGCTGACGCTAGTCAAGCCATTGATCCTACTGTTGAAATAGAAATGGTAATGAAAGAATTTATTAAAGAGATGGGTAGAAAACCTGAATCTTTACAAGAGCTAAAAGATTTTTATAATAAGAAAACAAAATTAAGTAACGAATCTGAAGAGATGCGTATGATGACCGATTTATTAGAGAAAGATAAAACTAAAATTACACTGGCACAAGGCGGACTAGCAGGTATTTTAGGGATCAAGTAATGATACCTCCTAAAAGACTAACTACAACTATCCCACCTAAATCTGGACCCGAGCCCCAGGGCTTGAATATTGATTATAATACTGTTAAGATAATTAAACATACGGAGAAAATAAAAAATGGCGGATATAGACAAAGCTCTACCCAACACAAGAAAAGAATTTAGTGTTCCAGGAGAAGAAGAATTAGTATCTCAAGCTGAAGAGCAAGTAGAGATTGAAGAGGCTGAAGGTGAACCTGTAGACGTTACCGAAAACGAAGATGGATCAGTTGATATTAATTTAGATCCAGCAGCAGCATCACCCGAAGGTGGTGACGAACATTATTCAAACTTAGCAGAATTTTTACCAGATGATATCTTAGGAGATATTGCCTCTGATCTTAATGGTAAATACATGGACTACTCTTCATCAAGAAAAGATTGGGAGAAAGCTTATATTACAGGACTAGATCTTTTAGGATTTAAATACGACAATAGAACAGAACCTTTTCAAGGAGCCTCAGGTGCAACTCACCCCGTTCTTGCAGAAGCAGTTACACAATTTCAAGCGTTAGCTTACAAAGAATTATTACCAGCAGATGGTCCAGTTAGAACTCAGGTTATGGGTTTATCTACTCCAGAAAAAACTCAACAAGCTCAAAGAGTAAAAGATTTCATGAACTATGAAATTATGGAGAAGATGAAAGAGTATGAACCTGAATTTGATTCTATGCTTTTCTATTTACCATTAGCAGGATCTACATTTAAAAAAGTTTATTATGATGAAGTAGAACAACGTGCAGTATCTAAGTTTGTACCGGCAGATGATTTAATGGTTCCTTATAGTGCAACTTCATTAGATGATGCAGAAGCTATTATTCACAAAATAAAAATTTCAGAAAATGATTTAAGAAAACAACAAGTAGCAGGTTTCTATAGAGACATTGATATTTCTACACCTGCAGATACAGAATCAGATGTTACTAAAAAAGAGAGAGAATTAGAAGGTGTTTCAAAAACACAAGAGGAAGATGTTTATACTTTATTAGAGTGTCATATTGATTTAGATCTTGAAGGCTTTGAAGATATGGACCAAGAGACTGGTGAGCCCACAGGAATTAAAATTCCGTACATTGTTACTCTTGAAGAAGGTTCAAGAGAAATACTTTCTATTAAAAGAAATTATGAACCTGGAGATTTAAAAAAGAAAAAAGTAAATTATTTTGTTCACTTTAAATTTTTACCTGGTTTAGGTTTTTACGGTTTTGGTTTAATTCACATGATTGGTGGATTATCAAGAACTGCAACTTCAGCATTAAGACAATTATTAGATGCAGGAACATTATCTAATCTTCCCGCTGGATTTAAAATGCGAGGAATTAGAATTAGAGATGATGCCCAAAGTATTCAACCTGGTGAATTTAGAGATGTAGATGCACCTGGTGGAAATTTAAAAGATTCCTTTATGATGTTACCATTTAAAGAACCTAGTCAAACGTTATTAGCGTTAATGGGTACTGTAGTAGCAGCAGGACAAAGATTTGCATCTATTGCTGATTTACAAGTCGGTGACGGTAATCAACAAGCAGCAGTTGGAACTACAGTTGCATTATTAGAACGTGGTTCAAGAACTATGTCTGCAATTCACAAAAGAATTTACTCTGCTCTAAAAAATGAATTTAAATTACTAGCAAGAGTATTCAAATTATATCTACCCCAAGAATATCCGTATGATGTAGTTGGGGGTCAAAAGACGATTAAACAATCTGACTTTGATGATAGGGTAGATATATTGCCAGTTGCCGACCCTAACATTTTCTCACAGACACAACGTATTTCCCTCGCTCAGACGGAATTGCAGCTGGCACAATCTAATCCACAGATGCATAATATGTATGAAGCATTTAGAAATATGTATGAAGCCTTAGGTGTAAAAAATATTGATCAAGTTTTAGTTAAGCCTCAACAACCTATGCCTAAAGATCCGGCATTAGAACACATTGATGCTTTAGGTGGAGCACAGTTTCAAGCTTTCCCTGGACAAGATCACAGAGCTCATATTACGGCTCACTTACATTTTATGTCTACTAACATTGCTAGAAATAATCCTATGATTATGTCTTCATTAGAGAAAAATATTTTTGAACACATTTCAATAATGTCTCAAGAGCAAATTGAACTAGAGTTTAAAGATGAACTATTACAATTACAACAAATGCAAACGCAAGCTCAACAAAATCCACAAATGGCTCAACAGATTCAACAACAAGTAATGCAAGCAACTCAAAAGATAGAGTCTAGAAAAGCTGTATTGATTGCTGAGATGATGGAAGACTTTATGAAGGAAGAGAAAAAACTTACAGGTGAATTTGACAATGATCCTATTGCTAAACTAAGAGCAAGAGAACTAGATATCAGAGCAGCAGAAAATGCTGAGAAAAAGAAAAATGATGATGCTAGAATGGACCTTGATAAGATGAGAGCAATGATGAATCAAGTTAATCAAGAAGATAAGTTAGAGCAAAACAAAGAATTAGCAAATTTGAGGGCTGATACTTCTATTGAAAAGACTATTTTAAGCAAAAGTATACCTAACGTAAAAGACCTGATGCCTGATACACAGAATACTATGCCTAATATTAGTATAATGAGAAGCGGTGACGAATAAAGTTGAAAAAAACTTTAAAACAAGCTAAAAACTAAAAAAAAGAGGTGATTATGATAAAAAATAAAAACAAAACTAACATGTCTAAAAAAGATGTTATTTCTTTTACTGAAAAACCAGTTGAAATGACAAAGCCTAACGAATCTCAAACAGTTTCAGTTAAAGGTACTAGAAGAATGTTAGCATCTAAAAATAAAACAGCTACTTGGTACTAACCAATGTGGTTTTCAGCTATTAAACTAGCCGTCTCTGCTGGAAGTAAAATTTACGCTAACAAACAGAGAACTAAAATGGCTATGTCAGATGCACAGTTAATGCACGCATCAAAAATGGCAGCTGGAACAGAAGCTTACCAAGGAAAACTGTTAGAAGCACGTCAATCAGATTGGAAGGACGAGGCAGTTTTAATAATTCTAAGTTTGCCAATAGCAATTTTAGCCTGGGCAGTCGTATCAGATGATCCAACCGCTATGGACAA